CAGGTGCATTGTCGAGCTGTTCGGCGAGCACGGCGGCGATCTCTCTCGCGCGCGCGAGCTGCGCGCCGTAGGACGCCAGCCACAACGCCTTGCGGTTGAAGGCGGATTTCGAGACCGGCTTGATGCCGTGATCGGCCAGATTGGCGTTCAGCTCATCAAGGATCTGCGCCTGCGGCTTCTTGCGCTCCTTCAGTTCCTGGATTGCGAGCGCGACATGCGGCTCGGCCGCCTCGGGCAGCAGGTCGATCGAGGAGAGCCGTCCACGCCGGGTTTTGCGCACAGTCATGCCAACCCAACCTCCTCCAGGAAGGCCTCCAGACCCTCTGGCTTGTCCGGCTCCTGAAAGTAGCGCCGCATGCGCTCCCAGCTGGCGTTGAGCACTGCGTCCGCCGTCAGGCCAAACCGGTCTTCAACACTTGGCGGAAGCATGTTTTTCGAGCTTCGTCGCTGGTACGCTCGCTGCGCCTTGCGGTAGCGCCGTTCGTGTCTTCGGTGGCGCTCTCTTATCGCGGTGGGAAGGCCACGGAAGCACTTGCCGCAAATGACTTCGACGCTCATCGGGTACTTGTCGGCCGGCGCCGTCCGGCCACAGCGCGGATTGAGACAGGCAATGCGATCACCCATATCACACCCCCGGACCGGGACGGGCGATGCCCTCGATAACGACGCGGCGCTCGGCGTGATCGCGTCCGCGCTCTGTGATCTCGGCGATCCAGAGCGGGCCGGTCTCGTGAACGCTCACCGCGCCCATGCCCTCCAGCCACCGCAGCTGGTCGCGCAGGTAATCCCGGGACTTGCGATGGCCGTGCAGCTCGATAACGCGCAGCAAAAGCGTCTCGTTCAGCCGGTAGTCCGGCTGCCCCGCCAGCTCCTCCAGGATGATCCGGCGCACATCCTGAGCCACATATTCGCGGTATTCTGCGGCCATACCCTCACCTTCTGGTCGTCTTGCGCGCGGATCCCGTGTCGCGCGGCGCAGGCTTGTCCATCAGATACTCTTCTAGGCGCGTCACCGTGCGCTGCACCGGCGCCCAGCTCTCCAGCATCGAGCGCAGGTCGCCGCGCACCTCAGACACCGCCAACTCGACCCGGTGCAAGCTCTCCTTGTCAGGCAGATGCGCCAGCTCGTTTTCTGTCCTACCCATACGCGCTTCGAGATCGCGAACCTCGCTGCGCAGATGGTCGATATCCTGCCGGGTCGCCTTATCGCGGCTGGTGATCCAGGCATAAGCGCCTGCGCTGATGGAGATCATGAAGGTCATGAACGACAACGCGCCCGCCAAACTAAATTCGGCTTCCATCACCCGCCTCTGCGGCCAGCCATCGAGGAGGCAATCTTCTCGCCCGAGCGCCCGGCGATGTAGCCGCCAACGCCGATCGACAGCAGCGTCCACATTTCCGCGGGGATCGCCTGCCAGGCCTGCAGCAGCGGCAGATCGACGCCAAAGCCCACCGCGATCAGTGGAGCGGCGACGCCGTTCCAGATCATCAGCCCCATGATCGTGAACATGAGGCTGGGCCGCCAGTTGCGCTGCATCCAGGAATGTCCCTGGGCCTCGGCGACGATCACCTTTGCCGCAGCCTGGGCGAAGGCGGCCTCGTTCTTCAAGATCTCGCTGGTCAGCTTCGCCTTGGCCTCAGCGCGGGCCGCTTTGTCCGGAATGACGCGGTCGAGAACTTTGCCGGCGATCTCGATCAGCGGTCCGGTGAGGATCGATCCAAGCACGCTCATGTCGCCTCCTGATGGGCCAGCGCGCGCGAGCGCACCATTTCAAGGGCGGCCTCCTCAACGGCTATGACCCGGCGGACCCAGCCGCGGCCAAAGCGATAAAAGTGGCGCAGGCTGGCCAAATAGCCGAGCCGGCGTCGAGAGAGGCCGGTGATGATATGTTCCGGGGATGCGCGGGCCACCGCGGCCAGCGTCATGCCGCCGATAATGCCGTCGGCCTTGGCGCCGACCAGCTTCTGTAGCTTCTTCGCGGCACGGCTTGGGCCGGAATTGACGGCGAAATCAAACACCGCCGCATCGACGCCGGCGGGCAGCTGGTCGGCCTGCACACTCGCCCAGTAGCGGGCGCGGTAAATCTTCTCGGCCTCACGCTTCGTGAGCCGCCTGACATCGGCGATCGAAACCGGCCGGCCGCGCCATGCGGCGAGCGTCGCCTCGGTGATGCCGTACTTGGTGGCCCCGCCCGGATCGAGCCGGTCATTGGCGTAGCCGCCTTCAAGCTGCCAGAGCAGCTGCAGGGCGGGCTTGAAATTCGCGCGCATCTAGGCTGCCTCCCGTGCCGCTTCATCGCCCTTTTGCGCCCGCTTCAAAGCCGTTTTGAAGCGGGTGTAAGCCGCGCGCGTCTTCGAGCCGATAATCCCATCCGCCTTTACGCCCAGGACCCGCTGCAGGCGGGTGACGGCGGCATAGGTGGATGGGCCGAAGACGCCGTCAACGGCGAGATCAGCGTCGGGGAGAACCTCGTTGATCGCGCGCTGCCAACGCTTGACCGCATCGGAGCGCTCCCCGGGACGCACCAGGCGGTTGGCGCGGCGCTCCGCACCGTCGGCGATGACGAAATCCGGAGCGCCGCGCAGCGGGTTCGAGCCGATGGGGTAGCTCGCCCAGGGCAGCTGGAAATGGGGGCCATCAAAGAACGACGACCAGTCCCCGCCCCACTCGATGGGGGTGTCGAGGGCGCGGGCGGCCTCCTTGAAGGCATCGGCGATACGGTGGTAGAGGGGGACTTCCCACGAGAGCCGGCCGCCAGGGAAGGCGGCAACATCGGCGGCGTGGCCCGTGAGGTGGCGGGAGCGAAGCGTCTGAGAGGCACCGGCCTTGACCAGGGCGCGCTGGCGGGTGAGGCTGCGCACCCCCTCGGTCACGCGGAACGGGATTTCGCTGCGCTGTGCGGCTTCGCGCACGACGGCGGCCAGATCCGGGTGCACCCCGGTAAGGCGTGTTTCGCAGCGTTTTGTGAGTTTGCCCGGCATCGGCGGCCTCCTGTATCCTCGCGCGAGCGAGCATAGGGGCCGCAAGTCCGGCCGATAGCGGCGACGGGTGACTCCGTTGTCGGTCTTCCGGCGGATTTTTTTCGATCGGCGGGACATCCGTCCCGCCGGTTACGGGCCTAAGGCCCGGCGCCCAGTCGGGCGCTCAGCGCGCCGGTGGCGCACTGGGGTGCTCCTCACCACGCTCCGGCGGCAAGCGCCGAGAGCCAGCCCTGGGAGATCGTCCACCACTCCGGCGGGACAATGCCGGCGGCCATCAGCGCGAAGAAGGCGGCCGCGCCCGCGCCGAGCAGGCTGAGGGCGGCGAGCGCCCACCAGGCGAAGCCGGTCACGGCGGCCGCGATCGCGGCGACGCCGGCGGCCACGCCCAGCGCGACCACCGCGGCCTCCAGGCGCTTGGCGGCGGCGCGGTTGGCGTTGCGCCAATCGTTCATGTGGGGGATAACCGCGCCGGAGCCCTTGACCTCCAGCGTGAGGATCTTCAGGTCGAGGCGGGCGGCGAGGTCGCGATAGTCGCCCTCGAACTTCACGGCCAGGCCCCAGGCGATCATCAGGATCGCGGCCCAGATGGCGGTGAATTTCGCGCGGGCGGTCACTGCTCAGATGCCCCCTTGTTTGCAACATCCAGCAAGAAATCAGCGTGGCACCACTGGTCCAGCGGGCACCAACACACAAGGTCGCGCCCTCGCAACTCAACCAGCTCGCGGACCAGCGGCCGGCGAACCATGCGCGGCGCCTCGACGCGCCCGGCGAGCCATTCGCAGTAGAGGAATGCGCAGGTCGCGGCGTCGCCGTGTACGTCAACCTCGAAAGGGTTGCCCCACTTGGTTGGCCGCCCGACATAGACGGCACCTTCCGGCATCCGCCATCCTTTGACGCGCTTGCGCTGGATCCGGCGCGGGATGCTATTCCCCATCATCGCTCCTGTCATCACTCTCGGGGCGCTTAAGGCCAAGCAGATTGAAGGCTTGAACCAGGTTCTCGCGGTCGTCGGCAGGCAGGCGCTCGTCAGCCGCAAGGGAGACGATGATCTGCCCGGCGATCATTCGCGCCGCCGTGGCGTCCATCTTGTGGCAGGCGAAGTCGACCGTGAAGTAGTCGCCGCGATCCCAGATTAAGCCGAGGAGGACGCCCTTCGCGCCCGCCATGTCGACTATCGATTGGAGGCTCTTCAGCTCCACGCCGCGTATTGTTCTGGCGTTGTCCGTTTCGGCAGTCATGCATCGCTCCTGTTGTCGTTCTGGCCGAGCGGCTGGGCGAGCCGGGCCTTGATCTGGGCCTCGTGATCGCGCAGCCATTTCAGCGTGGTGAGCACGGCCTGCATGCGCGCGGTGCGATAATCGGCCTCCGACTTGCGCAGCTTGCCAGCGCCGACCTGGCGCGGATAGACATGGCTGCGCATCATCAGCTCGGTCTCGACTTCCTCGATCTGCTGGTTCAGCGAGATTTTCATTCCGCCTTCTCCCCGCGCAGGACCCAGCCGAGATCACCCTGCAGCGTCTCGATGATCGCGGCGCAGCTGTCACAGCATTTGGCGCGGGCGCGGACCATCTGGTCGTAGACGCTCTGGACCAGAACGAGCTGCTCAAGCATGTCGGCCAGCTTCGCATCCTTTTCCGCCAGCGCGCGCTCCAGCTCGGCCACGCGGTCCTCCAGCGCCATGTTGCGGATCTCGGCGTCCGGGTGGTTCAGCAGGTTACTCATTGCGCCGTTTCCCTCTGTACGAAGCGCGGGCGGAAGCGATGCGAAAGCCGCCCGGTCCGGCGGTCGAGATGCTCGCGGATGCCGACGATGTCATGGGTGAAGTTGAAATCATCGGCATTGAGCAGATCGAACAGGCGCAGCGGGCAGCCGTTCAGGTGACAGGCCAGCACGTCCATCTCGTAATCCTGCTCGCCCCACGGGTCGCGCGCGGCGAACTTGTCATAGGCGCGGCGCGCGATGCGCCTGGCAAGGTCGCGTTCGGTGATCGTGGCGTTCCAGTTGATCCGGTTTGGCATGGGTCAATCCTCCTCGAACAGGGCGAGCTGGCGGTCCTCGCGCAGCCGCGCCCGGTGGCGGGTAACGGTGCGCCGGGATATCCCCAGCGCCTGGGTGATCTCGGATGAGGACCGGCCCTCGCCGATCAGGCGGGCGAGGTCGCGGTAATACTGGGCCTGACGCCCGGTGGGTCCGCGCGGAATGTCGATCTCGATGCCCGACGGCACCGCGAAATGCGCGCAGATCGCATCCGCCGCCGCGCGCCCGACCGCGCGCACCAGCCAGTGATCATCGCCGCAGCAGCTGGGGATATAGGCGCGGTTGCCGCCGCGCGCGGCGGCCAGCTCCAACGCCGCCTTGAGGCCCGCGACCTCGGCGACCTCGGCGAGCACGCCGGGCAGCGCGTCGAGCATGTCTTCCTCAGTGGAGCTGCCGGACATCGGCCTCCTCCCGCTTGCGCTCGCGCGCCAGAGCCCCGCGCAGCCGGCGGCCCAGCGCGCGCTGGATTAGGATCAGGTCCTGCGTTGTCGCGCGGACGGTGTCGCGCCCGCTCAGCGTCATGGCATAGGCGTCGATATCGTCGTCAGGCAGCGCCCCCAGATCGCCCAGCCGGCGCCACTGCGCATCGATGACGGCGCGCGCGGGATCGTCCCAGGCCCACCACGCCACCTCGCCGTCGCGCGCGAGCCACGCCTTCAGCCCCTCGATGACCCGGGTCGCGTCGCGCGCATCGATCAGCCAGCGGTGATGGTCGATGCCGGTCTGGCGCTTGATGAAGCTGCGCATCGCCGCTTCCGAGCGGTCGCGCACCAGCCCCAGGTTCCAGCCGCTCAGCCACAGCGCCTGCACCTTCTTGCCGTGCGGATGCAGCGCCTGCGAGCGGCCCTGCGGTCCGATGACATCGAGCACGGCCTGCAGCTCGGAGAGGTTCAGCTCCGCAGATGAGCGCTTGCCGGTGATGCGCTGGAGCATCTCGCGGTACGCCGCGTCGTCCAGGCCGAGCCTGCGCCGCGCCGCATGCACGCGCCCGATCAGCATGCTGCGCTCGCTCATGCCTGCTCTCCCGTCAGCGCGTAGCGGTGCGGCCCGACATAGGCGATGCGCCCTTCCCGCTCCCAGCGGCGGATTCCCGCTTTGGTTACGGTTGGGCCTTCCAGCGCGCCACCTGGGTACTGGATGCAGTATTTGCCCAGCCCTCCCGGCATGGTGAGGGTGCAGCCCGCGCGCAACAGCGGTTCGGCGCGCGCCCAGGCCTCATCATCCGCGCGCCGGTTGATCCGTGCGGTCGTTTCGCCGGTATCGCTCATTTTTCCGCTCCCGGCTCGACCACGAAGTCCTCATAGCCCGGCACGATCTCCACGCCGGGAACGCTGCGCGCCGTCGCCGGATGCTTGAGCATGGCGGCGCGGTCCGGCTCGATGCGGATGCGCACCAGCTCGTCGAAGCCGGCCGCCTTGAGCGCCTCGGCGATGGCTTGCGGCTTGTCGTGCAGGACGACGCGCGGCGGGCGCTTGCGCCAGGCGATCACCCCGCCGCTCAGCAGCACGCGCTTCGTGCGCCCGCCGCCGGTGAGCTCGGGACGACGCGCGCTGGCCCAGACCCGCAGGCTCTCGATCAGCGTGTCGCGCTCGGCGATCAGCGGCTGGCTCTTCTCCGCGCGGGTCTTCTCCAGCTCGGCGATCATGGCGTCATGGCTGGCGTCGATGGCCGCCAGCTCGCGGCCGATCTCGCCGATGCGCCGCAGATAGGCTTCCGCGTCCTCGCGCGTGCGCAGCAGCCGCGCGGCGGGCAGATGCTGTGGGGTCTGGTCGTTCATCATGTCTCCTTTTTGTTGTCCGAGGCCATCCGGCCTCGGGTACGCGCCAACGGCGCGGCCGCCAGTCGGCGGCTCAGCCGCGCCTTCGGCGCGTCTCAGGGTGCTCCATGGCTGGCGTCCAGGCTCCCCAGCGCGGGGTCGCCGCGCTGAGCGGCCGATCGGCCGCCGGGCCTTAGGCCCGTAACCGGCCCGCGGATGTGGGCCGGACAGAAACACTCAGATCACCTCGATGCCGGCCACCGGCGAGGCGGGAGCGGGCGACCAGTGGGTCGGCGTGTACCCGGCAAGGTGCTCGGCGATGACCCAGGCGCCGTGCAGGCGGCCATGGAGCACCGACCCCGTTTCCCAGATGCCGTGCTCGCCATTGTTGAGAAACACCAGCAGAGGCTTGCCCTCCTCCTCGCGTCCCGGCGGATCGACCTCGATCGGCCTGGGCCGGATCCACAGTCTGCCTTCGTCGAATTTGCACGCTTCACACATGGTTCACTCCTTACGCTTGAGACTGGCTCACGCCGCCCCGCCCAATTGCTGGCGCGGCGGGATCGAGCGACGGGCAACCGGCCACAGGACGACATTCGATCCCGGACCGAGATGCTCGGCGGTGACGCGCTGCTCGCGCGCCTCCAGCATGCGCGCCTGCTCGGCGCAAATGCGCAGCAGATGGGTGATGGCCCGCACGGCCTCCGGCGCGAGCTCCGCGCCATCGTCTTCGTAAGGCGCCAGCTGTTCGGCCAGCGCATCCAGTCCATCAGTCAGTGTCGCCATGACGTTCTCCTCCGAGGTAGTTGGGACAGCCCGACCGGCAGGCCCGGTAGATCCGGGCGCGCAGGGCGGATGTGCAGTCAAAGCCGCGTTTCTGGTGATGCAGGCAGACATCGCGCGCGATATCGCCAAGCACGGGGCACCGGACCTCCTCGGCCATCAGCGCGCCGCGCACGGCCATCTCCACGCGCTCCATATCGCCGCGATAGCGCCCGCGCAGGACTTGGCTGACGACGCTTGCCGAATAGCCAATGCGCTTGGCGACCGAGCCTTGCGAGCGGGTTTGGCACGCCTCGGCCAGCACCGCGATCCAGTCGGGCAACGGATCGCCCCAAACTTCCCTGGCGATCTCGGCGGCCGGCTGGATGTCCGCCGGCCGCCGCCCCGCTGCCGGTCCGCGTTCGCCGGGAGCATGTCGAGCCTCGGATGGCCCAAGCCTCTCCTCGGCCATCAGCGCGCCGCGCACGGCAAGCTCGACGCGCTTCAGATCGCCGCGATAGGTGCGGCGCAGGACCGGACTGATGACGCTGGGTCCATAGCCGAGCTTGCTGGCGATGACGTTCTGTGAGCACGCATCGCAGGCTTCGGCCAGCACGGCGATCCAGTCGGGCGGCGGGTCGCCCCAGGCTTGTCTCGCGACATCGGCGGCCGGCTTGATATCCGCCGGCCGCCGCCCCGCTGCCGGTCCGCGTTTCCGCCTCACAGCTTCACCTCGTCTGTCCCCGTGCCGCGCCCGACGATGCCGCCACGGTTCGGATCCCAGACGAAAGTCGTCTTGAGCACCCGCGGCGGGATCGGGCCGGAATTCATGAACGGCTTGAGCCGGTAGACGCCCACGCGCGCGCGCCAGAACAGATAGCCGGCGCGAAACAGATGGCTGGCATAGATGCGCGCGGTACGATCGGCGATCCGGCAGCGCTCCGTCGACGCGGCGATGGCGAGATCGCGCGGGGTCCACCAATCGATCATCTTCATGGCGCGCCACATCTGGTCGCGCGCGGCCTGGGCGTATTGCGGCGCGCCGTCCATGCGCAGGCGCGGCGCTTCCGAGGGGCGGCGCGCGAGCTTGTAGATGGACGCGCCGTCGCGCGCGATATCGACCTCGCGCAACAGCCCGGCGTTCTTCAAACGCGCCACATACTGGTTGATCGCGATCGGCGCGAGGTCAGGCCGTCGCTCCCGGATATCCGCAAAAGTGAAGCCATGCGCGTCGTCCTCAACCTCCAGGATCGCGTCCCAGACGGCATTTTCATCGCGCGGAAGTTCTACCAGCAGCGCGTTGGCCACCTCGTCGAGCCGCTCTTCCAGGCTCCGGCCTCCGGGCGCGGGAGTCGCCCTGGCTGCCGTGCTCATAAAGTTCATGATTTCTGCCCCCTGCGTTTCGGCGGTTCGCCGGTAAAAAACTGCCCGTCGTAATCGGAAAGCCGCATCTCGCCCAAGCCCAGCAGCCGGGCCTCCTCGTAGACCTTCTGGATGTTGACGCAGATGCGCCGCGCCCGGCCGGCGCTGGCCTTGAGGATGCGCTGCAGAAGGTCGTCGGCGATTGTGATATCGCCGGCATAAAGGCGGGCGAGGTGCCGCGCGTCATCGAGATCGCAGGGCTGGGCGGCGACCCAGTCCAGCATGCGGTTGTGGGCGCGCTCCCAGCGCTGGAGCTTCGAGGGCATCAGCTCCTCGCCGATCAGGATGACCGGGGCCTGGGACTTGTCGTGGACCTCGCGCACCAGATCGACCATGCCGCGCTTGATCAGGAAATCGGCCTCATCGATGATCAGCGGGCGGTCGGGATCCGCGCCGAGCCGGTAGACGATGGTCTCGATG